TTTGTCTGGAAGTAGGGATTAACAACAGCATTGTAATTAACACCACCAGAACCAGTGTTAGACAGTCCTGAAATCAACTGTGCAATAGGATCTGTTAAACCAGCTACAGTACCTTGCAATGCTGCACGTTGAGCTGCATTAGCTGTTGTCTGTCCTGCTGCATACTGGTTCGCTGCAGCCTGAGCTGAAGCAGCACCTGAAGAACCTAAACCTTGACCGTATGTCAAAGCATTAGCAGCTTGATTCTCAATGCCTGTAGCACCTTGCATATATTGACTATATGGAGCCAAAGCTTGTGTCTGTAATCCAAAGCCTTGACCTGCTAAGTTCAATCCACCAGTCATCAAGCCTTGACCAAACGTAGCTTGTTGTTGACCCATCTGCTGAGCTTGAGCTGCCAGTTGAGCATCTTGAGCTGAACGAGCATTGTACAAAGCAGCCAGCTGAGGATTAGTAGCCATTAGACCTTGACCACCAGTAGTGTAACCAGCTGTAGTTGCACCTGTAGCTAGACCTAAACGACCTTGCTGCTGTTGTTGGTTAACCGTTTGAGCCAGTTGTTGTTCACGACCGGGAGCTAACAGTTGTTGCTGTTGAGTCATGTACTGCTGAGCTGCAGCTTGAGGTGTCTGAGCTACATACTGAGCACCTAAGTTAAACAGACCACGAGCTTGCTCATTGATGTTAGGTTGAATACCTTGAATCTGCTGAGCCTGCCCTAAGCCAGTACTAGCCATCCCTAACAGACCTTCACGTAAGCCAGCTACATCAGGAGCTACTTGGTAGCCAGCACCAATGAGTTGACCAGTTGTAGGGTCATAGTTAAAGCCTGACTTACCAAACCTAGTAGTAACTCCTACAGGTCTGAATTGAGCCATCTGTGCAGCTTGTTGAGCTGACTGTCTAGCCGCATCAGCTGCTTGGTTAGCTGCATAGTTAGTACCTACAGCACCAACGGCACTAGAGCCAAGGGTTCCAAGTAAACTTGTCCAATCAATAGGATCTGCCATATTAGTACGTGCCTCCGTCCACAGTTGCTGTTAAAGTACCAGAAACAGTAAGATTCACTGCAGTGGTTGTTCCTGTCAATGCACCATTATTAGCATCAGGTTTAGAGCTGATTGCTGAACTAATGTTGTCAAACTCAGTATTAATTTCAGTACCTTTGATAATCTTCCCAGCATTGCCTGTAGATAGACTATCCTTGACTGCAAAGTTCGTGGCCTTTGTGTAATTAGACAATTTGTTTACCTAGTCTTTCCTGTCTTAACATAGACATCAAGTTTTTGAATGGAGATTGATTTATTAAATACATTGGTTTCAAAGCCAAGTTGAATAACCTTACCTGAACCACCAATATTAATAATCTTATTGTCGAAGGCTGTTCCACCATATTCACCAATAGCAAACTCAGCTATGTTGTATTCAGCAATCGTTGCATTAGCTAAAGCAAACTGTCGTGTGTTCAAGATGTCACTGTAATCAAAGCCAAACTTTAAAGTGACTGGATAACCTTGACCACCAATAACTGTTATGCCTACCTTCTTCATAATCTTAATTACAGTAGGTGATTGAAAGTCAAAGTAGTTGGTAAAGTATCTCAATAGGTATGAGTTAGCGTTGTCTTTGTAACCATCGTACTTACCAATGTATCCTGATTCACCAATTAATAAATCTTTATTACGAGTATACTTAAAAGCTGTGGGAACTAAGCCATCCCATGTTGTAACCCTGTTAGCTCCGTTAGGTAGTGGTGCTCTCATGTCAAAGCAGTACACTAACTGACGAGTTGGTAGAGACAATAGATAGAATGCTTCCTTATCTGAATACACAGCTTTTATGTCAGCTGCAGTTTCTAAGGTAATCTCAAACACTAAGTCATCACGCACATTGGCACTGATGTCTCGCATAGGTGCTGACTTCTCTTGAATGGTACGCATCAGTGAACGTACGCCTGAGTCAGACAAGAATATAACATCACTACCAGTGGCTACTACTGAGTCTCTAGCTACACAGCCCATGCCTGTAATAGCATCTGATAGTGTTAGATTGTTAGGATCAGTAGCATTAGAATATATCAATACCTGTCTACGACCAAAGATAATTAAGAAGTTATTGTGAGCTGCTAGGGCTACAATCTCATCTGCACCACTAGGCCACACTTGAGCCACATCCAAAGTACCAGCTGTACCAGTATTTAAGACATGACCTGATAGTAAATCTGAGAACTGTACAGTACTCTTAGAGGTTGAGTTATTAGCACTCCATGTACGACCATAGGCACTGATTACACAGTTGTTACTAACTACAGTTGCTACATATCCAGTCTTCTCAGATATTCTCTTAAATGTAGTTGTACTGACTGCAGGGTCAAACACCAGTGGATCATGTCCAGCTTGATAGAGGTATAATACACCGTTCAATGGAGCCATCTGCCAGTGACTGTCTGTGATGGTAGGGGCTGTACCACCACCACCATATGTCAATAATGTAAGAGTAGAACCTACAAGTTTGAATAGTTTATTGTTACCAGCTGCAATAATGTATGAGTTACCAGTATTGTCAATTAACTCACCAATAGCTTTAACGTCAGCAGTGCTTAAGTCATTGTTAGCAGCATGAGATAGAGTCCATCCCTTACGAGCACCAATACGTCCAAACTTATCAATGACACAGTTGTTAGCCACAGTAGCATAACCAGCCTCTAAAGAAACTGAGCTATCCTGAGTATTCAGCCCCATGAAGCCGGGAGCTGCTACAGTTGTAGTTAAGAGCTTAGCAACCATTAGACATTAACCCAAGTGTTTTCATCATCATAACGATTCTTCTCAATAGCAATAGCATCTGCCAAAGCTAGGCGATACTGCTGGTATATTTCACTGAAGGTTGTACCACCGTCCTCACCACGTTCACCAACAGCTTTAGCGTAAGCTAACATTTGTACTAAGTGTGGAGGAACCTTTAATAGGTCAGCATTGGCACTGAGGTCAACTTGAGGGATAACTAATTCAAACCTAAGTGAATATACTTTATCAGGTTGAGGCCATAAATCTACCTGAGTATCATCATTGGAGATACCGCTGTAGTTATAGTATATAGGAGCTGCATTCTGAGTAGTACCGATGTAGTACTGTCTGTTCATCCAGTTAGTAGGTACTGACCTCATAGGTACATCTTGGGTGTCATTCAAGACATCCACTGTCCTGAACCTTTGACCTGAACCTGTCAAGGTATAGTTACGAGTACTGGCTACTGTAGGTAAAACAATGGTAGTAGTTAAACAGTTCCAATCGTAAGCATCTTCAATCTCTCTTTTAGCATCGTTAACAAACACACCAATTAAAGAACTATAAGGAGTATCACTTACTGACGATACTTCAGTTTCTCTTAACCGTATGAGTACGTTGTTAACCAACTGTAAATATGTCGTAGCCATTAATATTCCTTATATAATCAATATATTAACATACTTTAGTGTTAATGTCAAGTTATTTCTTAGCTTTCTTTTTAGCCATATTAGCCTCAGACATGGCAATAGCAATGGCTTGTTTACGTGACTTAACTACGGGGCCACCTTTACCACTATGCAAAGTACCTGTTTTGTACTCGTGCATTACTTTTCCCATCTTCTTCATACCTGCCGTAGGTTTAGTAGCCATAATAGTTTCCCTATCAATAAAAGATTTTAACTGTAATAGAACCTGATGTAAAAGCTGTTACATTAGCTCGTATATAAGGTGTAGGTGATGCAAGAGTTACAATACCGTCAGCTGTCAAAGCTGTAGCCACTGTAGCCCATGTTGTACCGTCTACAGAGCCTTGAACAGCCACTGTACCGATAGTAATACCTGAAATCTGTACATGAGCTGGTACTAGACCATCTGTACGAATACCTTGTGAAGCACCTGTGGCTGCTACGCCACTTAAAAGAGTTGCCAATGCCATAGTTATTTTACTCCATTAAATTTGTTGTCAATAGCTAACCAAATAGCCCCGAAGAAAGCACCTATAATAATAATAGGTTTCACAGCTTTAGCGATCCACTCAAGTACTAGGAAAGCACCTGACGCAGCGTTAAAAGCTTTGATTACGTGTTCTGTGTTCTTCTCTATGTTGTCTACTTTAGCCTCTACAGCCAGCAGACGTTCATAGATGTGTTCGTGAGTGACTGGCTCATCCATGATGCTTATGCGCTATTACGAGCTGCTTCAGTCGCAGCTATAGCCGCTTGATAAGCCGCAATAACTTCCGCAGTCCAAGCCGCATTGCAGATTGCAACGACATTGGCTGGTTGACCAGTTAGGTCTTGTGCGGGATATAGACTTGTGCGATGGAATGTTTGGCTAATCTGATTGCCATCTTCCATGATGCGAGTTGCCTCACGATAGAGAACAGTTCCATCTTCAATTACTGTAATTTGGTCAACAATTGTGGTTTTAGTAAGTGACATGATTTTCCTTTAAGTTAAGTGTCCGACTAGCACATCCATGCTAGTTATGAAGTTCTATAAGTTATCATAATTCCGAATGAATGCCCATTTCCACCTGGGTATGTATTGTCATATTTAGATACATAAAGAGAAGTTGTACCTTGCGAACTAAAGCCAAAAACATAACCCACAACAGAATCTTCTCTCCCCGCACCAGAAAAAACGCTACCAGAACCTGTTATTCCAAAAGGGAATCCACCAATATAAATTGCACCACTACCAGTTCCATTTGTTGTTATTGCTGGCCTACAGTTAATAGTTACAACATTTCCAACTTTTGTGTAATAACCTGTTCCAACAGATACTGATGTTAATGTTCCGCCTGAAGATGTAAGAGTTGGCGTAAAAGTACCTTCTTCATAGTCATCTAGCGTATTAGCGTCTGATGATGCTGATTGAGTTGCGGGGAATGTGATGCCAGCACCGCTTG